CAGATGTAGGTATAAATCCAAAAGCCCCCAAAAAAATGGCCTCCCAAGGGGCTCCTATGGTGAACATGAGGGGCATATGAACTGCACATGAGGGGCACATAAAACCCAAGAAAACCCAAATTTGGGGCATATGTAGGGCAAAATGACCCCTCTGACGGTTGGAAGTCCAAGCAAATACGGGGGTTAGAGCCTGAAAAACCCAAAAAAACCCAAGTGGCAGTCTTGACAGGGATGCTACTATGTAATCATGGCAGCTAAACCGGAGAAGGTGGAGATCCCCGAGGAATTACAGAGGGAGATCGGGGAGGCAATCGCTCAGGTCCAAGGGGAGAAGGAGCGGAGGCAGGTCAGGGCCTTGGAGAGGGAGGATCCGGATAAGGTAGCTTCCATACTGGGGAGTTTGGCTAATGGGAAGAGTGTGACCTTCCTTGTGAAGAAGTGCGGGTACGAGAGGAAGTCAGTTGCGCGGATTCAGAGTGATTATGCGGATTATCTGGGGCAGTGGAAGGAGATGGCGCGGTCCCACACGGGGACGAACTACCTGATGATGCAGCATGCGAAGCAGGAGCTGGCTCAGAAGCTCATTGAGAGGATAGAGAACGACCCGGATTTTGTCGTGACTCCAAGGGACTTGAAGGAGATGGCCGTTGCGGAGAGTATTACACTGAAGGACGCTCTGACGATCAGGGGTGAGGCCAGTCAGATCACGAAGGAGGAGAGGGTTACGACTGTTGAGGATGTGAAATCCGCGCAGGAGGAGTTCCTGAAGAGCATTCAGGAGGCTGAGGTAGTACAGGAGTAATGAGTCTAGTCTGGACGCCGCACCCCTTGGAGCCAGCTCCGACGAAGGAGCAGATACTGGCAGCTCGTACTCCTGAGCAGATGAAGGCCCTTGCGGCTTGGCATGACGCACGGGAGAAGAGGATCGAGCAAGCCGAGAGGGATCCTCTGAACCACGGGTACGAGTTTGAGACATGGGCCGAGGCGGACTTCCTGTTTGAGGATCAGAATCAGGTCTTTATCTTCGGCGGGAACGGGAGCAGCAAGAGTGCTTACGGGGCGCGGACGGTCGTCAGGGCGGCTGTGGAAAACCCAAGGAGTATGATCTATTGCTTCGCTCAGGATCAGGATACTTCCGTCCGTATTCAGCAGAGGTACATCCATCAGTACTTGCCCCCGGAGTTAAGGCAGAACTTCAAGACGGATTCGGCCTACGCTAAGTACAGCCAGAAGAACGGCTTCACGGGGGAGTCCCTAATTCTTCCGAATGGTTCAGAGATTTACTTCCATACTTACAGTCAGTTCATCTCCAACCGGGCGAAGTTCGAGGGGCTGGAAGTGGGATCCCGCGATCCGAGGTGGTACAACATCGGCTTCTGGTTCGATGAGTACCTTGAGTCCGGGGATCTCTACGAGACGATGCTTTACCGTATTCCCCGGCGGGATGCCAAGATCCTTGTGACCTTCACGCCGATTGACGGGTTTACGCCCTTCGTTGCTAAGCAGATCAAGGGGAGCCGCGTGGTCAAGACTCGTCCTACTTCCAAGCAGGTCTTCCCCAACGAGGGCGAGCCGCAGTCCGTGGAGGCCATGCGGGTCAACGACCAGCTCGGGGTGGGAATGGTGTACTTCGAGAGTGAGCAGAACCCTTGGGCCGGGTTTGACTCAATGGTAAAGACCCACGGGCACAAGAGCGTCGGGGAGCGTCTAACGCGCTTCTACGGGGTTCCCGTGAAGAGCATGACATCCTTGTTCCCCCTGTTCAGTACGGATGTCAATGTGATCAGCAGCAAGAAGTTCCCGAATGTGATGGGGCCGCAGTTCACCCGGTATCAGGTGATTGACCCCGCCAATGCCCGGAACTACTTCGCCTTGTGGGCTGCCGTGAATGCCGCCGGGGAAATCTACATCTACCGCGAGTGGCCCGACAGGCCCAGCTATGGCGAATGGGCGATCTTCGGTGACCCCAAGTGGAAGAAGGGACCAGCGAGTGACAAATTGGGATACAATGTGAAGTCCTATGTTGACTTGTTCCATGAGCTAGAAGGCGAAGATGAAGAGATCTTTGAGAGATTGGTGGACTCACGCTTCGCTGCAAGTGCTGGCTCAGATGGTGCTGATCTATTTCAGGATTTTGAAGAGCATGGATTCTTTGTTCAGCCGACTGACGGGCAGACGGAAGAGAAAGGACTGACGAGACTTGATGACTGGTTTAGCTACAATCCTAATTTGCCTGTGGATAGCGCAAACAAACCCCTTTGTTACATCCACGAAAAGTGCGGCAATCTCATTGAGTCACTTCTTTCATACGCAGCGGATGGAAAGAAGGATGAGGCACTGAAGGATCCAATTGACGCTCTTCGCTACCTTCGTATGGCCAACGAGGGCGAAGGTATTGAACACTATGATTCCAATTCGTTTGTTACGGTGAGGAAATCACAAGGAGGCTACTAATGGCAAAGATTCGACTGAATGACGTATCGGACAAGCTGAACCTCAGCATGCCCGAAACCGCGCAGCTAGTGAGCGACAAGCTGACAAGTGACCAGTACTCAGGCACGGGGCTGCGGCTATGGGTGGACGAGGAGGCCATGAGCGTCCTTGAGGCCGCCGTGGAGATGCCCGAGCTTGTCCCTAACTACTACAGGGTGAAGGTAGTACGGGAGGCTCCGAACCCCAACTATGTGTACGCAAAGTTCTGGGAGTTCGACAGGGTACTTCCCGTTGTTGTCCCCCGGAAGTACAGCAAGTTGCTCAAGGGCAAGATGATCAAGGTCGAGGAGATCAAAGATGAAAAAGGCTGTTCTTACCGGTTCGTCCGACAGTGAGCCCGAGGACATCACCTTGGACCCTGAGTTTTTGAATGAACAGATTGAGAGACTTCTGGGCTGGGAGATCATGCTAAGGGAGTGCTTGTCACAGAAGGAACCGATTCCAGCACAGGAATTGTGCGATAGAATCGGCGTAAACAAGAACTACATCCATTGGGTTCTTGAGGACATAAGGGAACGAATTTCTAATGAAGACTGAGGACATCTCCGAGGGACTTACCTACGCCGATAAAGAGCCCGACATTACGAGCCTCCGGTACGCTTATGACCAGACGGTCATTGAACTAGAGGCGTACTTTGACCTCTGTCGGAACAGCTACGACGACCGGAGGAACTGGTGGCCCGGAAAGAGTCGTGACCTCCGCAAACATGGCGCGGATGCATTCCCGTGGGAGGGTGCTGCCGACATGGAGAGCCATGTTATCGATGAGCGGATTACCCGCCTTGTCAGCATCTTTATGACGGCGATGAACCGGGCGCAGATCAAGGCGTACCCGGTGAACAGCACTGAGATTGATCGGGCTAAGGTTGTCAGCAGCTTCCTCAAGTGGATGACGACGAGTGGCTACATCGACCGCTTCAAGCGTGAGATGGAGCTAGGCGCGAACTACATGCTTGAGCGGGGGCTGATGATTACCTACGTCGGCTGGAACCGCGAGGATCGCAGCTACTTGCAGAAGCTGGATCTTGACCAGATCGGGCAGATCAGCCCGGACCTCGTTGAGAGCATCACCAGCGGCGAGAACGACGAGGAGGTCATCTCGCTCATGCAGACCGCGATGCCTAACCTGAAGCGGCGCAGGGCAAAGAAGGCCCTTCGTCAGCTCCGGAAGAATGGGGTAGCCGAGCTTCCCATTGTCCGGCGGCAGGTAGATGCCCCAATGGTCAAGACCCTCGCCCCCGATGGGGACTTTTTCTTCCCTGCTTATGTCACCGACCCTCAACGTGCCCCGTACTGTTTCTGGCGCACTTACTACACCGTTCAGGAGCTAAAGAACAAAGTAGCTACGGACGACTGGGACGAGGAATGGGTGGACCACGTCATTGAGCACTACAAGGGTGTCAACATTGACAGTATCGAGCGCGAGCAGGAGGGGCGGCGCAGCATCTCGCTGACGGACAACGCCTATGAGGCCGAGGAACTCATTGAAGTCATCCACGGCTACCAGAGGCTGATTGACCGCGAGGACAACTCCGAGGGTATTTACGAGACCGTGTTCCACCGGGAGTTCGACGGCGATGAGGGGATGAACCTCAAGGGGTTTGCCAAGTTCGAGCTGATGAACGGGTACGAGGACTACCCCGTGGTGGTTACCCGGCTTTCTGAGGACTCCAAGAGGCTCTACGACACCGGGACCATCCCTGATGTTCTCCGTGGGATTCAGATGCAGGTCAAGGTCGAGCGGGACTCCAGAATTGACCAGAACAGCATGGCGACCCTCCCGCCGATCATGCACCCAGTGAGCAACGTACCGAGTGAATGGGGGCCGGGTCGCATGGTTCCCGTCCGGCGGCAGGGCGAGATTCAATTCGGTCCCCAACCTGCTTACAACGAGGGCTCCTTGGAGATGGAGCAGACTCAGCAGGAACAAGCTGATAAGCTCGTTGGGCTCGACGAGAGTCCTTTCGCGCAGCTNCGGCGGCAGTTCTTGGTTGACAAGTTCCTGTATCATGTCGCGGAAGTGCTCAAGATGGCTTTCAGGGCGTTCCAGAGGTTCGGGCCGGACTCGATNTACTTCCAAGTCACNGGGGTACAGGATCCCTTGCAGTTCGACAAGGGCAACCCCGACGAGAACTTTGACATCAACATCTCTTGGAANGTGCAGGAGACTGATCCGGAGTTCCACGAACGGAAGCTTCAGATGTTTACTTCCCTGTTGCAGTTCGACAGAAACGGCAAGATTGATGTAGATACATTGTTATCNCTCATTGGGGGCAGCATTGATCCCGTCCTTGCGGATGCAATCCTCCAGCCGGGGCAGACCGCGCAGGAACAGATCGCCAAGCAGGTCACCGATGACCTCGCCAAGATCTTCAGCGGTATTGAAATGCCAGCCCGTCCCAACGGGGGCCAGATTGCCCTTCAGATCATTCAACAGTACACCCAGCAGCCGGATGTACAGCAGCAGCTTCAGGAGAACGAAGCCTTCCGTGCTCGTCTGGAGAAGTACGCCCAGCAGTATCAGTTTGCTCTTCAGCAGATGCAGAATGCTGAGATTGGCAGGATCGGCACACAACCCGCGCAAATGGGCAGCGTGAACACTCAACGAATGGGCCAGTAATGAACATCCAACAGGATATTGAATTCCTAGAAAAATACGAGCACTTCTTCCGCTTTCTGCGCTCCATTCGGGATATGCGGGAGCAGGAAATCCAGAATCTGGAGGGTGCCGAGGACTCAAGGGTCCAACAGATTGCGGGGACTATTTTGGCTTACCAGAACATCTTGGAGTTAGCCAACTACGACGACCTCAAGGAGAAATTCCGTGACTTCATGTAGCTGCTCATAGAGCAGTAAAAGTAGTTGTTACAATCATTGCGTCGCTATCGCTCGGCGTTGAATGAGTGGATAACTACTATGGAACAGAATGATGAAGCACGGGTAATCGCTGAGCCCGAACCAAGTCCAGCGGGAAATGTGAGCGTCACCGATTGGGCGAACCGCCGATTCGGTCAGCTTTCGGAAGCTCTTCAAGGAGTGGATGTTCCCACAGGGGATCAGACACAAGAGGAAGAACAGACGGAAGCCCCCGAGCCGGAGGCCGCGCAGGAGGAAACGCAAGTGGAGGAAGAATCCGAAGCCCCGCAGGGTGCCGAGGAGACAACCGAAGCGGATGCGGAAGATGTTCTTTCACAGGTCGATCTGGACAACGTTTCCGAGGAGGAACTCAACGAACTTGCCGAACGGCTTGGGAGTCGTGCTATTGCCCGATTTGGGGAGCTGACTCGCCGCCGAAAGGAAGCCGAAGAGAAACTTCAGGAACTCCAGCAGAAGCTCAATAGCCAAGAGGAGAATCCCCTTGAGCCCAAGGCGAACGTTGACAAAAATCCCTATTCCGAGGTCAAGGATATTGAAGGACTCAAGGAAAAGGCAGAAGAAGTCAACCAGGTCATTGAATGGGCAGAGGATCTTCTCTTTCAGTCCGACGGGTATGGCCCCGATGACATTGTAACGGAAGTAGAGGGGAAGGAACTCACCAAGCGTGATGTTCGCAATGCTCTCCGCAACTCGCGCAAGTCCAAGGATGTCTACCTCCCGGCGCAGCTCAAGGAAATTCAGAATCTTCAACTTGTTGAGACCCAGAAACAGGCTCTCGGCAAGAAGATGACACAGGAACTTCCTTGGGTTGAGAACACAGAAAGTGATCTCAAGGCCAAGTACGACACGATGATGTCCGACCCGGAAGTGAAGAAGCTGGAGGAGTTCTCACCGCAGCTTGCGGCTTACATGCCGTACCTTCTGGCCCACGCCGTTAACTCCATCGAGGGCCAAGGCAAGACCCAGAAGAAGCAAGGTGTAACCATGACTCCACCGAAGTCCCCGAATACCACAGGAAGCCGCCCCGAAAAGGGGGAGAGTACCAGATCGAAAGCTGTAAAGGACGTGCGGAAGCGTTTTGCCGAATCCGGCAGCAAGGATGACTTCATCAAGCTCCGAACCCTGCAAATCAGTCGTTAACCACTAACACAACAGATCATGGCATTCTCTAATACTTATGACACCACGAACCCCGGTTCGGCGGTTTCCAATCGGGAGCATCTTAAAGATGTTCTCACGATTCTTGCTCCCGAAGAAACTCCGATTCTGAGTTCTGCTTCCCGCAGTAAGGCCAACGCTACTTTTGTCGAGTGGACCGTTGACAGCCTTGATGCCCCGAGCACTGAGGGGATCGCTGAAGGCGCGGATGTTACTTCCTTCGCCGACAAGTTCAGCGGTCGGGCTCGTCTCGGCAACTTCGTGCAGAAGTTCCGGAAGAGCTTCAACGTCTCGGATCTTCAGGAAGCTGTTGACTCCGTTGGCCCCGCTAAGATCGCTCAGGCCGAAACGAAGGCCGTGCGCGAGATCAAGCGCGACATGGAGGCTACCCTCTGCTCCGACAATGACCGCAGTCAGGAAGACGGGGCTGGTTCCGTCTACAAGCTGCGCGGTCTCGGCAAGTGGATTGAGTCCAGCGCGGACACCGGAGGGGCTGGAGCCCCGGCTGATGTGCCGGATACCTTCAAGACCCCGGCTGGCAGCATCTTCAACGATGACAACAACTTCACCGAGACGGAGTTCAACGATCTGATCACCTCGATCTACACCGTTACCGGGAACACCAACTCGCTGACCCTCATCGCTGATACCGCGCTCCGTCGTTCGATCTCTGACTTCGCCCGGATTGACGACACCAGCTCCACGACCAGCGTCCGTCAGGTCAACTACGATGGCAACACCGCCCAGATCACCCTCTCGGTTGAGATGTACAAGTCCGACCACGGGATGGTGAGCATCGTCAACGGCAACCCGGATTGTATGCCCGGTTCCGGCGAGCGTGGTTACCTCATTAACCCCGAGTACTACAGCCTCGCGGAACTGATCCCGCTTGGTTCTACCCGCCTCCCGAACATGGGCGGTGGTGAGCGTGGTTACGTGGATGGTTCCATCACTCTGATGATGCAGCATCCCGGTGCTCATGGTAAGATCGTTGACATCTAATCCAACCAAGCCAAGGAGATACTTAGATGAGTCAGATCACCATCAATGAACAGACCGGGGACTTCACTCACGTTGTGAAGCTCACCTACGCGG